CCTGAATTTGATATTACTACCTTTCCTGGAGTTAGTACTTCTATTGTACCGTCACTATATGATAAATTATATTCTGTTACATTAAATTGTTTAAAAAATAGATTTACATCCGTTTCGGTTACTGTAAATGTTGATGAAGATACATTTGCAGTATATGATTTTTTAAGAGAAAGTCTTGAATTGTCTAAATTTATGCTACTAATATTATACTGTGGTAGAATTTCATAAAGATCCTTCTTCTCCTTATTCTTTAACGTTGGATTTACAATTGCTAGATCATTTACCGTAATTGTACTACCAGGCAAAGCGCCACTATTGATATTTGAATTATCACTAACCGCTACTAATGTAAATGATTTTAGATTAGAATTTACAGCACTTACTTTGTTGTATGTTGATACACTATTTCCAGAAATCGTATATTGAACAATATCGCCAACTTTAGGTGGATTTACTGATGCTGTAGTAATGCCAATAGTTACAGAACCTCCAGAGGTAATTGTAAATTGTGTAGATGTTGGAGCAATTTGCTTTGTAGCATCTAAAATCAAATCCGCAGAAAATGAACTAGCAGTTACAGAATCTGTTGAGAAGAATGATTTTACATCAGAAAACCCATAATCTATTACGCTAGTGATTGTCTGAGGATATCTAATCTGATTGACTTTAATTTGCTCACCAAAATTAAATGTTCCCTTAGTATCATATAATACTACTATATTACTATTAGATATACTTTGTCTTAAAAATCCTGTTGCACCACTATTAACTCCCTCAACTTTAGCTGGTACATTTAAAGTTATATTGCTACCAAGAGTTATCTTTACAAACGTAGTAATATCATAAATCAAGCATTCATATTGAGTGGTATCATTTGTATAAATTGATGTAAGTGGATAGAAATCGTAAATTCTTGCAAGACCAATTTCATTTCCCGAAATTGCCGTAGGGCTTGAATTATTTACTCTACTATCGACTAGTGTTATAGTGTCAGTATATGCAAAACCAACCCTAGGAGATCCGTAAACATTATTTACAACTACACTTGCACAAGACTGAAAATTTATTGCAGTCTCGGGAACTAATTTAGTTGTTCTTGGCTTCTGAATATCAATTAAGGAAGATGAAATTTTTTCAATATCATATCCTTCAACATAAGCCTTTCCAGGACTTATATCTAAAGTTAAAAGACTCTCTGATGGCTTTTGACCTGAGCTTGTAGTTTGATTTTCGGTATAAACACCATTATTTCCCTTACCATCATTTAAATTTTCCTTTGCAAATACTTCAAAATTTTTAACCAAATAATTACCAGACTCATCAAATGTTCTTTTTGCTAAAAGATCTCTGAAATATGTGTCATTTGATTTTGATGGGGTAAATTCCTGAAGGACGCCATCAACAACTCGCATCAATTCAATGAAATTTTCATCATTGAAATCATCAATTGCCTTTTTAATTAATCTTACTGCAATTCTTAAGCGATCTGCTCCAGGAGCAGCAAAATTTGAAAATCCCTGAGCATTATCATTTAAAGTTTCATCATCATATGAAGTTATAAAATCTTCTTCTATTAGAAACCCAATTCTTGCACTTGGAGTGATTGAATACTGATCAACAATAATCGATTCCTTCAATACTTTTACAAAATGACCTCTTATAAAATAAACTCCCTCATTCACAGATGCAATTGATGCATTGCCAGTTGGATACTCAGTAATAACTGTAGCAAAAGGTGAATTTGCACGAACAACTACTACACCATCTACAATAATATCGGTATCAGTTAATAAAATTTCTCCGGGTTTAAATTTATTGCCAGAAAAATCCGTTGTGTCCGAAGTTGCGTATCTGAAGTATAGTGTATTGGTATCTAAATCTGATTCAATGTTTGATACTGCTAGCTCCACTTTAGCACTTATGCCTGTAGTTTGACCAATAATATTNGTATCTACAAGCTGATCAATATATGTGTTTANGTTAACGCCAAAATATACTGGATCTAAACGAATATAATCAACTCTNCCATCGTAGGAAGTTTGTCCTGGAATTATCTTAGCCCCTTCCTTAAAGAAGTGCTGCCCAAAACTTTCAATTTGATTTTGTAAAATTGATTGTAAGGAGCTTAATTCTCTGGACTGAATTGGAGTGCCAGGTTTAAATAAAACTCTCTTATAATTTTTATCCTCATCAAAGTCATCAAAGTATGGACTTACATTTAGATTAGTATTTTGTGGCATTGTTTAAAACTCTAATACAACTTTAATGTCTTCTTTTTGATTTGGTGAACGAATAATAGCCGCTCTGTTATCTATATAGATGATTTCTCCTGAGTATTTTTTAATCTCGGGGTTTGCACACCCCTCAACATAGGACTGACCCAATCTAATTGTTCTAGTATTAATTCCCGATCCAATTGTTACTGATGTTACTGGAGAAGCTAAGGATCCAAATGTAGTGTCAATAACTAAATTACTACCAGCACTTGCTCCGCTAATCAAATGAGTTCCACCCACACCAATTCCTGAAGTAAATTTTGACATCCTAAATCCAACACTTGTGGAAGCTAATCCAACTGGTTGATAGTACTTCAATACTCCTGTAGTATTGTCCCAAGAAGCTACAATTCCAATGGCAGTAGATCCAATTCCAATTGTTTGNCCAATTGTAGTATCTACTGTATACTCTACATTGGAAATGCTAGCCCCTGTTGCGCTCTTCAATTTTACTGAATATAATGCGCTATATTCAGATGCCGAAAGTAGTTGAGTACTTCCACCATACGTTATTGGGTTTTTAATTATACCAACTCTAGCAAAATCATTGTTTATGATTGTATCCGGATTATTTGAATCAACTTCATACCTAGAGTAAATCATTACTCGGTTGGCTCCTAATTCACGATAAATGTCATATCCGTGCCCTCCAGGAGGGGGTATAACAACATTACATGATGCAATTGAGGTAGTAGCAATTCCAACCCGATTTAGACCACTTATTGGTCCTCCAGTTTCAGATCCTGGTGCTCCAGGATAGAACTGAAGAATTGCCTTGGTATAATTTACGCCACCATCGGTAACAATAACCTCAGACACCTTTCCTGACGAATCAATCGTTACTGTAGCCTTTCCCCCAGTACCGTCCCCTAGGATTGGCACATTTCTAATCGAAGTACTAATTGGCTCATATCCATCTCCACGATTTTCAACTATAACAACTTCAATTTTTCCCCCAACAGCATTATTTTTAATTGCCTCACTCTCACCAATACCCCAATCATTTGGAGTTGGTATATACTCGGTGGAATCAAATTTGATTATATCTCTTGGGGAAATAGTATAAAGATACTTCCAAATATAACCGTCTCCAGAAGTTCCAGCAGCTCTGGGCTCAATATCTGTGAATAGTGGTTCATCAATTGATGGAGATCCTGCTGGATTTTCTGGATTTGTCCCGTTATTTAAACAAAGATATACCCGATAGTCGGCATTTACCACATAGTAGTTTGCATCATAAAGATTATTTGAATTTGTTATTGGTGATGGATTATATACATTATAATCATTTCTATACATTTCGTATGAAGTTCCAGCACTCCACTGGATCTTACGAATAACTCTTCTAAGATCGGAGGAGTTAATCTTTTTCAACGATAGCATAGTATCATGATAATCATTTTGCGCCTTAAACATATCTTGAGGCGATGGCGGGTTATCATTCCAATCCGTAGTACCAGATCCCGTTGCAGTATCATACGGATTTGCCAAACCAATAAAGCTATAATACNCATAATTAGTCGAACCAATACCCGCAAAAGTATCAATAAATGACTGTGCATTTAGTATTCTAAATTGATCTGAAATTATTGCAGACATATTATTACAATTGTTTGTACTATTTAGTAACTCTCGAATAGTGGTTTAGATCTTATAACTATGGGNGCAGTAGAAACTCCAGTAAGTCCACGATTATTTAAACTAAATGCCTTTGGTNCTGCTCTAGTATTAAAATTCAATTTACCCCAACTATAGTAACCACATCTACCTTGAGATACACTTCCAACTCCAGAAATTGATCGAACATTTGAGTAGACTGTGACAATNCCNGANTTTACACTTGNAACTATGTGATCAACTCTATACACATTATCTATAAAGGTTGATCCTATTCCAAGAATTGAGAATCCATTATCAGAATTTAGTGAGGTTACCCCAGATCCAGTTATAGTATCACTAACTACAAAGTAATCCCCAGTAACAATTCCACTTCTACTTATGCTACCATAAGTAGCTTGATNTAGAATACTATCACTATCGAGATTAAATATTACCATTGGGCTAGTAGTTGAAATGCCAGATACGCTTGTGCCAATTCCAGCAATAACTCCAAAATCACCTGTAACCCCCACATTATCTAAACGCTCAAAGAATAGAGTTTCTGGAGAAATTAGTACATTTACACCAACTGTCTCATCGTATCCAAATCCAGCTTCTGTTACGGTTATGGACTGAACAGTTCCAGCAGCAGAGACCGTTGTAGTTGCAGTTGCCTTAACTACAACAGAGTCAGTAACTGAATATTTTGAAGTTTCNCCCACACCAATAATTCTATATCTATCAGTTCCTAAGAATCTAATCTCAGCATTTGAATTTGAAGTTCTTATCCANTTTTGCCCATCAGAAGATATGATAACTAGNTGATTTGCGCCAGAAATTAAATATACACCATCCTTATATGTTATATCAAAGAAATTATATGACGAATANCCTGATGGAGAAGTATTTGTCCAATTTCCCCCACCATCAGTTGAAACTGTAAGAGTTCCATTAACTCCAACCGCAAAAAATTTGCCATTGAGGTATTTGACAGATGTTAAATTGTTGGAAGTATTTGAAACTTGAGATTGCCAAACATATCCGTCAGAAGATCTAGTAATATATCCATTATTTCCAACTGCNACATAGTTATCTGTTCCTGCAGTAACTGAGTTTAATTNAGTTGCTGNAGGAGTAGCNCTAACAATCCATGAAGTTGATACTCCTGAGGTAGCATCTGAAACTAAGGCACTTCCTCCAGCACCAACAGCAATAAATTTATTCATTCCAAAAGTTACTCCATTCAAAGACCCAGTATATGAAGAAACTGGATACTCAAATGGTATAATTCCTCCAACATAAATTCTCGATAAAAATGTAGCATTTGATTGCCAATTGTTTGAAGTAGTCGATGTAAATATTGTACCACCATATCCAACCACCACCCAACTACCATTTCCATATGAAACAGATTTGAGATCATACACGGCTATTGACGTAGGATTATCCCAACTAGTAAAGTTAATTGAAGTTGAAATGCCTCCAAGATTTCTACATGCAACATATATTCCCTCACCAAAGGCAAAGCTATTATATTGCTCTACGCCAAATTCAATTTCGCCATTGGCCCAAGTTTTTCCATACTGTGGTAAAATTGGTTTTGTACTTGAAATTGTAATTGCAGGTGAAGATGAATAATTTTGACCACCATCTAGTATTGTAAAATTTGTAATTGTCCCAGCCGCAGAAACAACTGCGCTAACCTTTGCTGCTCTAGTATCAGTATCATTGATAATAGTTACAGAATTTTTAAGTTGTTCTAAATTATCAAGATTTCTGAATAGTGGAAATGCATTTTCTACATATACGTCAACATCAGTTGTTGAAATATTTTTAATAATTCTTGAGGCGGGAGTAATTCTACCTTCTAATTGCATTCTTGCCTTAGAAACATAAGCATTGTTAATAATTAGATCCGATCTCTGCTTAGTTAAATCTGAAGTTCTATAGAATGTTGGATCTGTAGAAATGCCAATATCAATATAGTTTGTAGTTTTTACTTCAGCAATGGATAATATCGATGTTACAACTCTATCCAACTGCCTTACGAATTGATCCTTCTTATTTAAAGCTACAATATCGCCAACTTTAACTTGATTGAGAGTATCAACATCAACAATATCAAATGGTGATGCCTTATAGAAGAAAATTAGGCACTTACTTCCAAGTGGTGGTGGGGTTGTAAATACCAATCTTTCGCCACCAATTAGTGAATAATTTTCACCAGGACTCTGTAGAACATCATTTAGAATAATTATCAGCGTATTTTCTGGATTAATATCGGAACCTGGGAGAACGCTAATGTTATATCGTTCTGTAATAATATCGGTTTTTGTTAATAGAAAGGACTTTGCAACTCCATTAAAATTGTCTGAAATATCATCAAGTGCTGTTAAGTTACCAAAGGACCATCCAGAAAACTTATCACTTAATATATCTATAATTCTAAAATTAAATGAACTAGTTCCCACACCAACAGTAAATGGAANACCCTGAAGTGTTAACAAATCATTTGGCTTATAGCCTAAACCCCTATTTGTAATTTGGAATTGGGTAACACTTCCGCCGCTTCCAACAATTATATCGATCTTTGCACCAGTTCCGGAACCTCCGGTGAGTCGCATGTTTGAATATGCTGTAGGAACACCTACTGATATTATTGGGGGATTTGTTGAAGCATATCCAGATCCTCCAGAAATAATATTAAATCCAGTAATTATACCTACAGAGGATCCAGACCCAACTAAAGCAACAATAGATGCACCAGTTCCAACACTAGTTAGAACTTCAACTCCCATATTACTTCTATATCCAAATCCACTACTTTGAATTACTAGAGATTGTATTGTCCCAGAACCTGAGACAACTGGAGTTGCAAATGTTCTAACTAGCGGTTGATATCCAAATCCAAAACCACAACTAACTTCATTTATAAAGCCCCCCTTAGGTAGAGAAAGAATATCTACTCCAGTAAACTTTATAGATCCGCCAATTCCAATAGCAGCCCTTTCTGTCATAGAATAGTCTATGGCTGGCTTCTGTAAAATATTGTTAATTAGGATAACCCCATAGTTGGGTCCAACTACATTATTTCCAAGATTCGTTACAATGCCTGTAACATCTTTTCCGTAGTATGATAACTCATGCTTCGTATTTGAACCATTAAATGAATTTGAAATGTCATCAAAGATATACGTGTTATCATAATTAAACCTATAGAAAATTCTACCAGAAAATGTAGAGTTTGTGGATACTCCTGCAGGACCAGTTCTTCCATATGGTGGAGAATTAAAGTAAATAGTTCCCTTACTAATATTATAATCACCTGCCAAAACTGTAACCCCAGCACCAACTAAATGACTCTCAATGGTACTTCCCATAAAACCACGGTCAATAGAAAGAACATTTGTGGAACCAAATCCTACAGTGGTAATCTTCATAATTTCATTATCTACCTTTAGGAAGAGATTAGATGATATTGAAGTTATACCTGTCAATTTAACTGTGGTATCTCCAATTGCAATTGCAGATGCCAATGAAGTAGAAATTTTCTTTTTATACAGAGGACTTTGAATAACACTATCAATAGTAATCAGAGATCTTGTATTTGCTAATTCTGGAGAAACTGATAGGCTATGAGTTATTCCCGATCCAACTCCTTGACCACTACCTAGATCTCTAAAAATAAAGTATGATCCATTAGCTACAGCATCAGTTTTTATGCCAACAAGTTTTATTCTGTTATTATCAACTTTATATGCATATACTGTAGATGGCATGAAATTGGTAGAAATTCCTCCTCTAACTCTATCAGTAGAAGCAATTGCTATTCGAGTTCCTCCAGTTCCTGGATCATATACCAACTCTTCTCCAGAACTAAAGTTATGATTTGGGAGATTTACAATACTACTTCCAACCGCACATGAATTTTGCGCCACAAAGTACTTACATATTAGTCTAGAACCCTTAGAATTAATAAAGAATGATGAAATGCCAACAACATTACCCCCCTGAGCAATATTAGGATATGTTGTATTTGGTGCCGCAGTTGTTCCAATTCCAATAATTGTTGTAATAATACCAACATAAGATCCAATTGCAGCTTGTACATTAGCACAGCAATTTACACTGTAGGCACTTGGACTACAATTTTCATCATATGCAATTGTTAAATTATATTTTTGAGGAATTGAAAATGCTGGAACCTGATATGAGGTACTTATACCAACATTGTTGATAATGTACTTAGACAATTCTATAATATAACGGTAACCAGCAATAGTTTCCGTCGATTCTCCGGAGACATATGATACCCCAGCATTCCAATATGACCTCCCGGCATTAACCGAATTTACATTGCCACCATACTTTAAATCTCTAGAAATTGCATCAACAACATAACCAACGTCACGCTTACATTTAGTTTCATTATAATCTGGATTAGTGAGAATTCCAGGATATGTTGTAGTTATAAATCCAACAACTTCATTTTGAATGAATTGACGATTTAGTATAATCTGAGTTGCTCCATCTGCATATCTTCCAACTAATTCTTGACGACTAGTGCCATTAAACTGTGAGCTTATATCATCAATTTTTTGAACCTTATTTGTCTTACAAATAGTATAGTCAATTAATTTCTTGGTTAAGAAACCTACAGTTTTTGATATTCCATTTGAAGTTGTAACTTCGTAATTTGTGTCAAAATTTTGTTTAGTATCAAATGCTAAAGTATTTTGTATTGTGATAAGTAAATCTGATAAGTTATTAACACGTACTTGTAAATTATTGCTTCTACCAATTCCAACTTCTGGAGTTGAATTTACAATTAGATCTCCAAAAACCTTAAACCCTGATGGGTGGGCTAAAGAATCAACTGAATCTGACCAAGTATTCTTTAAAATTTTACTATTTACTGAATATGAGAAATTCTGATAGTAGTTGCTGTCATGCATTCTCTGATCGGTTTCATTTAGAAAACCGGTCTTAGTTCTCCACCCGTTTTCCTTCTTAACCTCTCCTCCAATTTTATATGCCGATTCTGTTGTAGTTATTTCCTCAATTGTTGCTTTAGAATTTGAAAATTTGCCAACAACAATACTTCCAAGTTCTAGATATGTCTCACTTCCGGAAATTTTTAATGTATTTTTTTCTTTGTTCCATCCGGATTTTTGAACCCTAAAAATATCTCCGTTATTGAAGATGATTTCATTTTCGATAAAATCGCTCTTCTTCATTGTAGCAGTAACCTTAGATATATCATCATACTTTATAACTCTACCAACACTATTGTCTAAATCATAATATCCACCACTTATTCCATACCCAACTATTGAGTAGCTTACAGACTCTGCTCCTGCAGTAGAATTTATGGTATCAATAGTAAATGCCTTATAGTTATAATCAGTAGAATTGTAACCAGTATCTGTAGTAGATGGTTCTAGTAGTTCAACACCCTCAATAAAAACTTGATCTCCAACTTTGAAGGGAAACTCAATAAAATTTCCACTTTGGGGGGAAATTTCTAAGGTGTTTACTCCTAAATTAGAGTAGGCATTTGTAATTTGAACTCCATTTGAGTTGTTTAAGCATATAATTTCTGGAGCAACTTCAGATAATCCACTCTTATTGATATCAATTGAAACAGATTTTACATTATTTCCCTCTAGAGTTGCAGTAAATTGTAGTTCTGGATGCTGTGGGCATATGAATTTAGGTGCAACTAAGTAGTTTTTACCTTTATTTGAAATTACAATTTCATCCAACTCATAGTTATTTGAAATTTTAAGAGAAAATGGAACATCAGCTTTAGGTGGAAGCGTTGGATCTGTTGGAAAATCATATCCAGAATTTAATATTGCTAAATTCTTAATGCTTCCTATACTATTAGACACTGGTCTAATAATCGCACCATAACCATCTTCAGTGCTTATAGTTGTTATTCCGGGCAAAGTTCTATACCCAGTTCCAGTATACCCGATTGAGATATTGTAAATTGGCCCTAGAGCTGTTGGCGAAGATGTGTAGTAGAATGTGGTACTGACTCCGCTCAAGTTATAGCTAGATGCCTCAGGAGTTTTATTTAAATTGAATGATAGCGTGGTGTTACCAACTGAGATAATGTCATACTCTGCATTATAATAGCTCTTTTCAACTACAATTCTAGAGTAACCTAGAACATCTGTATCGACATTATATGCTCCTGCGTTATTAATTATTGAGCTAATTCCAACTGGAACTAACTT